AAGTTAATGGTGCTATGTAAACATCAGATAATCCAAACTTTACTTTACTCATATTTTTACCTCCTTTTAAATTTCATAAAAAATATGATATATTTTTTCATCTTTATCCCATACTTCATCAGATTTATCATATGGAATCTTATTTTTTATTAATAAATTAGACAATTTATTTTCTAAAGCAATATCTTTCTTAGAAGTTACAAGTTCAATTTCAAAGTTATTAAAAATAGCAAACACCGTATTGTCTGCCTTAAAGTTATCTGGGCTTGTTTCTCTATAAGCCATAAATGGAGGAGTTAAATTCTTATTATCATCAAAATGGTCATATGCAACTGGTATATCTAATTCTTTTAAAATTTCATATAAATCTTTATGTTCCATTCTAACCTCCATTTTTTATAATTTTTTCTACATTACTTTCAAATTTTTCAATACAATAATCATGCACTGGTTGTATATGTTTTTGCTTAGGAACAAATTTACCACCATTATGTGTTAAATGCTCGTTTTCAAGTAAGTGTGTTAATTGATAATCGGTTTTATTATGAATAACACAATTAACAAAACCATTTCCTTTTACCGTATTTACTCTCCAACCCTTAGCATATTTACCTTTTCTACTAGAATTTCTACTTGATTTAGGAGAAGTTATTTTTAATGTATTCATTCCTTCAGTAGCAATTGCTACAGCCTCATTAGTAATAGCCTCTTGAATATCAGAAGAATATTCAGATAAAATCTCATTAATATCTAAAATACTATTATAAGCCATTATTTAACTCCTATTTTTTTAGAGCAAACTAATACAATATCAAATTTATTTTTAGGGTCAACAGTTCTATTAACAGAATAAATTTCATTATTCCATTTAAGTTCAATTTCGCCATTATAATTTAATCTTTTTATTACAAACTCAGCAGATGGGTTCATACCAACAGCAACAGCATTATAATATTCACTTGTTTTAACACTTTGTTTCTTAGCATAACATTTTTTTAATAATGGACTAGAGGACAACTGATTTCCAATGTCGTCCTCAGTCTTTTCATATGAAATCAAATAAATAATTTCACTATAATCCATTATTTATCATCACTTTCTATATAATCGCTAAGATGTCTTAAAACATCTTTTTGCAATAAATATGAATTAGAATACATTTCACTATTTGCTACATCTAAAAAACTTAAAACATAGGTAAGAATTGCTGTATGAATAAGATTATCATCATTATTAATTTTCATTTTGGCTATACCAATAGCCGCTAAATCAGTTCTGCATGACTCAATATAATTAGTAATTATAGAGTCAAACTCATCGTGATTTATTCCTTGAATTTTTTTAATTTCTTCTAGCATAGCCATTTACCAACTTTCTATTTTGAAGTAGTAGTTGATGCAGGTTTAGTTAATAATGCAAATGATTTATCTGCAACGACACCTAAACCAACATATTGTTTTCCTAAAATTTCAACTAAATCTTCCTTCTTACGAGAAAGTTCATCAAATTTAAAATCTACTGTTTCAACACCGTTTGGGAAATTAGCAAGTGTACCATGACCAAAATCACCAACAATCGCATAAACATCATTTGCAGACGCAGCATCATATGCAGGTAATGAATTATTAAATTTAACTGTTAACCCTTCAAAAATATCAACACCATAGTTGTTAGCATATTGAACTGATTTAAAATTAGCATATGTTAATTTGTTCATTACTATTGTTGGATTAGCAGCCTCATCACTTAAATTACCAACCGCAGTAGCAATTGTAACAGCCTCTGGTGCTTTATTAACCTTATTTGCACTTGGAGATGTTTCAGTTGCAGTTTCTGGTAATGATGCAATTAAAGAAATTAATTGGTCAGCAGCCTTTTTAGTAATTCTATATGTTAATTCCTCATAAACATATTTTAAGAAAGCCTCTCCTTTTAAGTCCATAACTTCATCACTAATTGATATCCATTTTTTGATGTTAGATGGAACAATTGTAACAATGCCTTCCTTAATTTCTCCCTCATCAACACTTTTAGTTCCTTCTTTATGAACTACAGCATCAGAACCACTTATTTCAAATTGAACTTTTAAATTTCCTTTTAATTCAGCCGTAGTTACTAATGACATAATGTCATTTTTATCCCATGCAGTTTTTACCGTTTCATAAACAAAGTCAGGTACCGCAATAGTGCCATTTTCGGCATTTTGAGTTAATAATGCTCTTACTTCCTCGTCTTTACCTGTTTTTATAAATTCAGCATAAGCATTTATGTATTTTTCTGAATTTCTTATTTCTTTAGTATCCATTTTTCTTGCCTCCATTTCAATCGATACTTTCTTTGCATCAGAACTATCATTTTCTAATTCCTTAGCAGTTTTCTCACTCTCTTGATTTTCCTTGATTTCAGTTGTTTCAGCATTTAAAGCATCAACTTCATTTTCTAATTCTTTTACTTCTTCAACATCATCAGTATTTTCAAGTTCAGAACGAATCTCTTTTTTTCGAGTTTCAATTTCTTCTAATCTTGTCATCATGACCTCCATTTTTTAGACACTCTTTTGGGCTGTTATCCTTCCCATTGTTCCTATCCAGGAATTTATTAAACGATTTAGTTAGTTTTCGCCAACAAAAAAGAAAACTATCCAGTTTTCTATTTCATAATCGTATTAACCTAATTTTTTTAAAACTTTTTCTTTTGCTTTTTTTAAGTCTCGTAATTGCTTTCTTTTTAACATAAAATCATCAGCCTTAATATTTCTTTGAACTGATACATCGGTGCCTTCATAAAATGGCTGGTCTACAACTGAGACATCATATAATTTATCTATGTCAGTTATCGTTCTTGTATCTGTTTCATAATCATATTCATAAGCCCTAACTGTGAAAGCAAAAGACTGTTTATCAATTAAACCGCTCTTTATTGCATTATAAATATTAACATGGTCTGTTATATCATTTTGCAATGTTGCTTTAATTTTCAAGCCAAAATCATCTCTTGTTAATTCTAATGATTTATTTCTTGTTCGAGCTAAAACAATAAATGTATCATTGTGGTTATATCTAAGAACTACATCTGACATATCAGTTTTATCTAATGATTTATCACTTATTATTTCAGTATAACTGTACGTTGCTGGTTGATTAAATACAATAGCATAACCCTCAATAACCATTTTATTATCTTCATCTTCTATAACTCTAAATTCTTTATTTAACATTCTTACTTCTTTATTCATTTTTATCATCTCCTTCACTATTTTCACTATCTAATTGATAATCATTAGCAATATCGCTATCAATATGATTTAAATCTTGCATTACTACTTGACCTTTACCATCAGGAAGAGGCTCAAGATTTAATATTTCTCTCATTTCATCAATCATTAAAACATTATTACCATACCTAATAAGATTTATTTTTGTATTATTAGAGGCATATTGTAGACGATTAGATGTAAATATAATTTCATTACCATGGTATATCTCAGTTGCACTAAATAATTTATTAGTAAACTCTAAACTCATTTGTAAGCCAATTGGCTCTAAAACACTCTCATAAAAGGCGTTCCACTCGTCCTCAGAATACTTAGACTGGACGATATTATCATTAATTCCATAGTAAGACAACACTTTGTCATTTATGCTTTTTATTTGAGTATCGCTTGCTGTTGTTGGATTTAATGAAATTGGTATAAAATCAGTTGATGCATCTAAACCACCAATACCAGACCCATCGCTATTTTCTACAAAATCTTTTACAAATTGGTCTCTCATAGTTTTAACATCTTTTGGATTTAACAACGATTTTGTACTTTTAATAACACCTTTTATTGACTGAGTAGTTTTAATAGCATTAACAATTCCTTCGTCTAAAACGTGCTTTATCGATAATGTTTTAACTATTGGTATATTATTTCCGCCAGTGATACCATCATCACCTACAAACCTCGTTAAATGAATACAATCTTTTAATTTAACAAAACGTCTTTTACAATTACCAAATTGAAATTGCAACCAAATATCGTCTTGATACTCATAAAATTTTAACGTTTGGTAATGTAATGGATATAAACCTACCACAACATTATTTTCATTTCTTTGTATAAAAATAAATGAATTATTATATAATTCTAATTCACTTATTACCTGATAATAAAACTTATAAGCATTTTGTAATTCGTTAGGTTTTCTACTAATTAAACGCCATAAATTATCATTAATCATTTCTATACCATTTTTACCATATCGTAAGTGTTTAGGATTTAATTTTGCACCATTTCTAGCAATTGCATCAACACAAGACCTAATGTCAGCATCATCATA